GTTATACCTAACAAGTTATTAAGTGCAGCAGAGGAACTATTTTATGGTAAACAGAGTTCGAAAGAGAATGTTGACTTAACACAAATGACAGACGTTATGTATATTATGGCTGAGAATGCACTTGTAGAACCTTCTATAGAAGATTTAAAAAGTGTAGGATTAGAGCTTACAGATGAACAAATAGTAGCATTGTTTAATTATACACAGGAAGGTGTTAGTGAATTAGACTCCTTTCGTGAAAAGCCAGAGAATACTGAGTGTAATATCAATAAGTAAACAATATAGACAAAGGCCCAGTGAAATTATAGGATTGACTAATGATTATGAGGCCTTTTGTTTTGATGAGGCCTGTGTTTATATACTAAATGAGATTAGTAAAGAAGATGCTAGAGAGCCTAAGTTTATAGATGGGGATAAAGCAAATAAAACTAATAATGAAGATATTATTCAGTGGTTAAATGCCAATAATAAAAGTTAGCTTTTAACCTTTTACTTTTTAAACATAAATAAATATCAAAACTATATTATATAAATTTAAAACTAAATAATAAATATAAAGAATATGGAAGATAAGAAATTAAAGTCATAAAAAATTTGGATTATTATTTAAATGAAGTTAGAAAGCTTTTTATTCCCAAAGATGGGAGGTGAGAAAAAGATGGCAGTAAATGTAGGAGAGGCAGTTGCTCATTTAACATTAGATACTAGTGAATTTAAAAAAGCACTTAATGGAGCTGGAAAAGATTTGGAAATATTTGTGCATAAGGTTGAGGAAGAAAAAACTAAAATTGAAAAGTTACAAGAAGCGTTAACAAAAAGAGCAGAATCCTTCGGAAAATTTGGGGAATTTATGGAGAAACCTAGTGCTGCGGCACAGAATCTTCTTAAAACTGGTATGAAAAATACTCTTGCTGAAGAATCAAAGAGTAAGAACCCAAAAAAGGGCCCTGCTAATATTGCAAAGGGCAATTATGAAAAAATTCAAAAGGATATACAAGCTTCCATAAAAAAAGTACAAGATTCTTTTGCACAATTACAAACATCTATAGTAAAACAGTTAATACCGATATTTAATAATCAGTTGGTGCCTATTTTGAATAATAAATTAATCCCAATATTTACAAAGCTAGCTAATAAAGCAGTAGAATTAATGAATTCATTTAATAAATTACCTAATCCTGTGAAAAACGCTATTGCAATAATAATTGTGTCAATAGCTGGAGTTGCTAAAACATTTACGGTACTTAGCAAATTAGTAGGTACTATAAATAATGTGATAGGTATATTTGGTAAATTAAAGAAAGCTGGAGGAATATTTGGATTATTAAAGACCATAATAACTTCAAAAACACTTCTAATTTTAGTTGCTATTGCAGCAATAGGACTTATAGTATATGAAGTGATTAAACATTGGGGGCAGTTAAAAAAAGCAGCGGAGGATTTAGGTAAAAAAATAAGTAACGTATGTAAAAAAATAAGTGGCCATTTTGATAAAAATATAAGAAAATGGAAAATAATGTGGAAAGCATTCCGGGCATATATGCATAAAATAGGACAGGATATTATGAGAGGATTAGTAAGTGGACTCAAAGAAGGTATAAAAAAAGTGAGAGAGACTATTGAGAGTATAGCAAATGAAATAAAGAATAGATTTAAGAAAATATTAGGAATAAACTCTCCATCACGTGTATTTGCTGATTACGGTAATTTTATTGGAGAAGGTCTTATACAAGGTATAGATAATCAAGAAAGCGCCATAAATAATAAATTTAAAGGTATAGCTAATAAAATTAAAGGATTAGGAAATGTAAGACCAAATTTTAATGGATTAAACAATATGTCACTTAGTGGAGCTTATGGTGGTACTTATGCATCTCCATATGGACCTAATAACATGAATAAAAGTATGGGACTTACACAGGATATAAAAATGTATGTAACTATACCAAATGCAGATAAAGAAGGGGCTAATAAGATAGCTAATGAATTTAAACAAATGACAGAAAGTTCTATGAAAAATGTTATGACAGGATTATTTATGAATGATGTATTGAGAGATTAGGAGGTGGCTTATATGCATTTAAATAGAATAAAAGATTTTAAAGTAGATTTGCTTTATGAAGATGGAAAAAATATAGGTGGCGTAATAACTAATTATAAGCCACCTCGTCCTGCTTATTTTCGTAAGGGTATTAGAACAGTACAAGGATACACATATTTTGAAAAGGATGTTAAAAGTGATTGTATTATTGAGTTTACAGTTGCTTTTAATATAAAAGGGGAAAATGATAAAGAAACACAAAGTAATATAACTAAGTTTTTAAACTTTAGAAAAAATTATTCAGGTAGATTCATATTTGTGGATGAGTTTGGAATTCAATATAAAGGATATTTACAAAATAAGTTTGAGATAGATACTCCTATCGAAGGTGATATATATTATATAAATTTAGAGCTTTTATGTAATCATGAAGCTAGTGGATGGGTGAAAGATAATGGCAAAGTGTAAAGTAGAATTTTATAAAAAAAATGGCTATCAGGCCTTTGAAAATGGTGATGCTAATAAAATAACCTTAGAACATTGCTTAGTGTCAGTGAAAATAAATAGAACTTTAACTACACCTACTGCTGAAGCTACGATTACAGCGCAATATGAAAATCTACCTACTGCTATTTTTGCAGGAGGAACTCAAGGGATAGTAGATAATTTTGCACAGGTAAAAATTTATATAGAAGATGTGATTCAATTTACAGGTGTAATGAAAAAATATGTTTACGATGTTGAAAATAAAACAATAGAAATGACTTGTCATGATATGTATTATAGAATGTTAAATCTATGTGACAGAGAATTAAAGTTTTACAACACAACTGCGGCAGACATAATTTCTACTGTAGTATCAGATGCCAAATGCAATTTTTATAGATCTGGAGGAACTAACTATAGTGTATCTAAGTTAGAATGTGAAATTGGAACTATGTATAATGATATAATAAATAATTTAGTTGAAACAATGCATGCAAAAATAAGATGTGCTAAGAATGGAACTATCATATTGGAAGATCAATATCCTCCCTATGATGAATCCAACCATGAAAACAACCATTACGATTTTGAATTTGATAGCCAGATAAATTTATCTAATGATAAGTCTAGTAGAGATGCAGGTTTATTAAGAAATATATTAAAAATATGTTGTAATGATAAATATTCTATTTTTGAATCTAAAGCTATGACTAGCTATTTAAATGGTGAGAGATGGATTGATGTAATGGATAATCCATTAGCTACAACAGAAGATTTAAAGAGGAAAATGGCTGGACAGAAATTTTTGGATATGTGGAGAAATAGTACAGATATAAACATAGTTCCTGTTAAAGGAATACCTACAATGGATTTAGGTAAAGTTGCTAAGGTAAGTTCAAAAGCATTATATAGTGGATATTATTTAATAGTAGGAGTAAGTACAGAAATTAATGCAGATGGTTATATAGATACATTACAATTACAAGGTATGAGAGATAAAACAAAAGTATATGAGCAATGTGCCCAAATAGGCAGTGGCAAAGTAAAACAATAGTAGGTGATTAAAATGGCACATATGGGATATAAAAATTTTAGGGAACCAGTAGTCTATATTTTAGATCAAGAATTAAGAAAAAGAAATTTCAAAAATCAAATAAATACAAATGAAGATTCAAAATATACTGGGGAATTACCCCAATATCCATGTAGAATAATTAGAGATAGTAATAATAAGGCATATAAATTTATATATGCTAGTGGAACAGATATGCAATGGCAAGAAGAACTAATTAGAAATGCAGAAGGTAAGGTATATAGAATTAAAACAACGTACCCTAATAATACAAATAAAACAATAGAATTAATTAAAGCTAATCATGGTAAATTAGAAACAATAGATTATGTATAGGAGGTGGCAATAATATGGGATTACCTTCCTATGTAGTCAACTTTGATGAACTATCAGATCTTATTAAAGATTATTTACAAAATGGTGTGAAAGTTGACATAGGCAATATAAACTTTTCTACCAAAGATATGGAAAATTTATTATCAGAAATTAAAGATAAAATACAAGGTGTAGATTATAATGATTTAATAAATGCATTAAATGCTTTAGGGGTAAAGCTAGATAATTTAAGTGGAAATTTAGGCATATCAGGTACGCAGAAAATTTATGGGAAAATGTTAGAGATTCCTGCAGTAAAAGGGCAGTATACAATAGAATTTAAGGGAAATGGCCAAATAACAGGTATAACATATTCTCAATCCAGTTGGAGATTTGAAGATAGCTGGGATTTGCAAGTAGGTAATGATAAATTATTTGAAAGTGTACGCACTAAAGAATATGGTGAACATAAATTTTTAAATGTATTTTATCCTATAAATGGCACAGTTAAATTTATTTACAATAATATTAGTGGAACTAGTAAAGCTTTATGGGTAGACTTTAATATCTTAGAAAATAGTAATTTACCTACACCTACTACACCTACTATGCCTACCACTAGTGAAAAAAACTATAGATTTTTAGCTATAGGAGAAAGTGAATATACTTTACAAGGCGCTAATAACCTTACGGGTTGCACATATGATGCTGACAATATATCTAATTTATTTAAAGAACACAAACAAAGTGCTAAATTCACAAAAAATATAGTTGAAAAAAATAAGACTAAGTCAGAAGCATTAAATTTAATAAAAAACACTTTTCAAGATGCACAAGATAATGATATTAGTTATTTGTTTTGGTCTGGACATGGTACTGTATATGAAGATAAGTTTGCTTTAGTAGCAAAAGATAACATAATAACAGTATATGAATTACAAACAATACTGGATGATATAAAAGGTACTAAGGTAATATTTATTGATACTTGCCACAGTGGACTTGCTATAGATAAAAATTTTGCACATACATTAGCTGTAGTGGAGGAGAAACTTAGAAGTATAGACAAAACATTAAATAAACAAGGATATAAGGTTTTAACAGCTAGTGCAGGTTCAGAAACATCTGGTGACTTGAGCGCTGGATATAATAGAAATCCTAATCCTTCAGGAGCTTTTACATGGGCATTAACACAAAGCATTAAAACTAAGAAATCTGATAAAGATAAAAATAGAATTGTAACTTTGGAAGAATTATATCAAAGTGTATTACATTTTTATGATGAATTTAATATTAAGAACCCTTATTTAAAGATAACACAAACAGCTCAAGTTTATCCAAGAAATGATACAAGTCCAATTTTTGAATATAAAGAAGGTGCTTAATTTGGGCTTACCTAAATATATAATTAATTTTGAAGAACTTACAGAGGATTTAAAAAATCATTTATTAAGTATGATAGATGATAATATAAGAACTAATTATCCAGAGATAAATACCAACAATATACAAGATTTACTACAACAGTTAAAAGATTTATTACCAAGTGTACAATATGAAGGGCTAAAGAAAAAAATTGATGCTTTTATATATAGGAAAATTGAAGGTATTCAAAAAGTAAAAGGTATATTATTAGATATCCCAGCAATACAAAATGATTATACTGGACAATTTAGATTTGATAAAGATGTATATATTACAGGATTGCATTTTAATCAAACAGGCTGGAAAAAGGAAGATAAATATAGCTTAGAAATTAATAAAATCAAAATAATAGATATTGCAACAACTAAGGAAATAGGAGAGCATAAATACTTTAACACATTCTATAAAGTAAATGCTAATACGCCTATTTCTTTTATTTTGCATAATTTAAGCGGTAATAGTAGACAAACAATGGTGGATTTAGAGTATATAGATGGAGAAGATTCTAGTATTACACCAGGCATAGAGGATATAGATAATGAATGGGATATAGCGGTAGTAATGAATTGGGAAGAAAATACAGATGCAGATATAGATTTGTATGGAGAGATAGGAGATAAAGAAGTTTGGTATCGTAATAGACAATATGATGGATTTTATCTTAATTTTGATTATAGAGAACATAAAACAAATAAAAATCCTGAAATAATAAGTATTAAGGGATATAAAAATAAAAAACTTAATATATATGTTCATAATTATAATGCTCGGAAATTAAAAGAACCTGTAACATTAGAAATATATCAAAATCGATCTTATGGTAATAAACTACTTAAAAAATTTAGTGTTAATTTAGAGGCAGATGATAGTTATATAAAGGGTGTATTTACAATAGATTTAAATACTTTAAAAATAACAAAATTAAATAAAAATAAGAAGAAGTATTAGGAGGTAGATAAGAATGACTACAGACAATTTTTATTGTGTAAATGGAAACACAAGCGTAAAAGATATAATTAAAAACTTAACAAAGGAAATAACACAAAATGCTGGAATTTATAAATGGGACTTAGTTTCCCCTAGTGCAATAGATAAAGTTAGAAATTTTAGTTTGATAAAAGCTACTACATCTTATGGAAAAGAATTTTACATTAGATTTGAAAGAACAGCAGCATTAACACCAACAAGTGAGGAACAAAAACTATTAGATAAAGAAAGGTACAGTAAACCATTTACTGAACAGGAAATAACACTTCTTAATAGATATGTTGAGGCTATGCCTTTAACAAGCTTTGAGAAAAATTTAATAAAGAAAAATTTAGATTCTTTAACTGCAGATGAACAAAATGATTTACAACAATTACGAGTAAGAAAGAATATAACGAATGATAGAGAACTATTTTTGCTTAGAAAATATTATAATGGTGAAAGTCTTTCTACTGCTGAACAAAATGAATTAGACACTTATAGAAATGCACACAATTTAACTGCTCAGGAGTTGATAGATTGGAGTAAACTCAAAACAAATACAAAACTTTATGCTGATTCTATAATAAATATACTTTATAAACAATATGCTGGATCGGTATTATCTCAAAGTGAACAAAATTCTTTGGCGAGTTATAGAAATAGCATGGAACTGACACAAAGTGAAAAAGAAAAATTAGCAATGCTAAAAGGTAAAATGGATAATAGAAATCATATGTATATAACTATAGGTAAAGAGATTCATGACACTAAAAAAATTGTAGAGGTAGATGGAGAACAAACAGAAGTAGATATTAAAGATTTAGTTGAGGAGAGTTGTTCTGTACCATCAAGATTTGCATGGTATAAGAAGCTTGCACCAGAAATAGGGGAGTGGCTACCTATAGAATATTATATAAATATCACAAAAGATGCAGTGAATATAATGTTAGAAGGGGATAAAAGTGCAGATAACTACCCTTATAATAACAATTTAACAAGTTATGCTTATATTGGAGCTATTAAGCCAATGGAAGATTCAGCATCCACAGATGATAAATATAACTTTGGAGTAGTTACATCTTC